NGAAGACCACGGTCGACGGCATTGTCGGAACGGCCATCACGAACGACCACGGGGTCTGCCAGAACCAGACGTTTCTGACGGCTGAGCCCTGGGTCTTTCACGTCTGGGCGCGGCCCGGCGATCAGGACTGGCTGTACCTGCACTCCACGACGATCGCCAACGCAACGGCCTTCTTCGACATCGCCAACGGGCTGGTCGGCACTACAGGCGCGGGGGTGCTCGCCTCCGACATCGAGTCGGCCTGGGGCGGCTTCTACCACGCCTGGATCGTCTTTACCGGAACCGTGGCGCAGCACACGTTCTGCATCTACTCCGCCGAGGCCGACAACGACAGTCAGTTCCTGGGCGACGGCAGCACGGTCAACACCTACGCCTGGCAGGCCCAGGTCGAGAAGGGCGCGTTCCCGACATCGATCATCCCGACGACCACGACGGAGGTCACCCGGCTGGCGGACGACTTCACATACGACCCTCACCCGCCGAACTCGACGGAGATCATTGTGCCGGAGTTTTTCAAACCTGCCGGCAACGCGACCGAGTTGACGGTCGAATTCGATGCCAGATGTATTTGGAGCGGGAGTGCTGATATTGGTGATTCTAGGAGCCTACTAGAGATTGCAGGATTTACCGGTACTGCTTCCAATACGAGGAATAGGCTGAGATTCCAAGTCTATGCCTCGGGTAGACTTGAAATTTTCATGAGAGATGATGCAGATTCCGATCATCAGGTCTTGGCTCCTATTGACATGGTTGATTTCTCTGAGTGGTTCACCGTGAAAGGCTACGTTGACTTCGCGGACCTGAGCAATATGGACCTTTGGATCAACGGCAGCAACGCGGGGATGACGTACGTCGGGAACGCTGGCACGGCGACGTTCGACACCACCGACACGAGGATCCGGAAGGGTCAAATCTACGCGGGGACGCCGACCGCCTACTGCTGGATCCGCAACCCGCGCATCCAGCCGTACCAGTTCTAGGAGGTCAAGTTGAAAGAAGGGACAAAGGACATTTTGAAAATCGTTGTGCTAGTATATTTCATTCTCGTGATCGTCCTGCTAATTTGCAGACATGGTGCGTGATGAGAAAGAAAAGCAGAGTAACCAATGCTCCCAGCGCCCAACGGCGCAGAACCGGCATCCACCCAGTGTCGTGTTTGTCAAGGAGCGATACACCCGAAAGGAAGGTGTAAGATGGGATCCGGAGTTGACAGAGTAGTGGTGGGCGCGTTCTACGGAACGACGGGCGTGGCGGTGGTTGTGGACACGGTGGGCTTTCGCCCGAAGCTGGTCCGTGTCGTGAACGCGGGAGCGACCGGCCTGTCGCGCCTGGAGTGGATGGATGGCATGGCGGACGCCTCGGCGGTCAAGACCGTCACGAACGGCACCATCAGCGTGATCACCGCAGACGGTATCACCCCGAGGGCCAAGGGCTTCACGCTCGGCGCGGACGCGAACGTGAACATCGACGCCGAGATCGTCTACTTCGAGGCCCACGAGTAGCGGGAGGTGCGTGATGGGATCCGGGGTGAACAGGATCGAGCAGGGCGCGTTCCACGGAACCGGGGCGGCCCTCAACATGGACAAGGTGGGCTTCAGGCCCAAGCTGGTGCGGGTCGTGAACGTGGCGTCCGGCGGGCTGTGCCGAATCGAGTGGTTCCGTGGCATGGCGGACGGGGCCGGGGTCAAGACAAGCGTCGACGGCGACATCAGCGTGCTGACCACGCTGGGCATCACGCCGCGTGCCAACGGGTTCACGCTCGGGGCCGACACGGACCTGAACGTGAGCGGCGAGCTGTGCCGGTACGAGGCGCACGAGTAGATGGCTGGCCGGGCGCTGGCGAAACTGTCGTCGTGGCCGTGCGATGCCTTGTTCCTGCGGCTCTCGTCAGCGCCTGGCCGCTTTTTCTGTGCAAAGGAACTGAGGTGAGACATGAGCATTGAGACCAAGCGGTCGCCGCTACTCGCTCCCGACTACGCGCTGCACCGTTACGTCGCGGAGGCGCCGGACACGCCGCCAGAAATCAACAAGGCGCACGGCGTCAACATGGCGGGGCACCGGTTCGCCAACATCCAGATCGTTCCGTCGGACGGGGCCAACCCGGACATCAAGGTCCGGTTCTGGTCCGAGGAGGCGTCGCGGTTCATCGACAAGCACACCGCTCTGGCCTACGCCGGCAAGGGTGTGAACGTGCCGTGGGAGTTGGATGTTGATGTGTACGGGCGGATCATCTTCGTGACGGTCGTCGGTGGCGTGGCGGCTGGCCAGAAGGTGCATATCTTCGTGGGCGGGTTCGGCGCGACAGCGAGGTGAGCGTGGCCGTGGCTGGCAAAGTGATTTCGCTGAACCGGGGCATTTCCTTGGCGAAGCGGGACGAGTCTCCTGCCAAGCAGTGGATCCGGCGTAAAGACGACTGGCTGCGACACGAGATCCTTGAGCACGACGCGATCGACCTGCTCGCCACTGAGATACTCGGCTACGAGGTCAGGCCGTTCCACCTCGAGATGCTACAGTTCCAGTTCGAGCACCCCGACAGTTTGCAGCTTGCCTATAGGGGGGCCGGCAAGTCAACCTTGGCCACCATCACGAAGGCGATCCACTACTTGCTGAAGGATCCGAACCTGCGCATCTTGCTGGCCAACGAGACCATAGGCGGCAGCGAGAAGTTTTTGCGCGAGATCAAGGGGCACTTCGAGAACAACGAAAGATTGCTTGAGGTCTTCGGCCCGTATTTCGACAAGCAGAAGACGGACAAGTGGGACACCCGCGAGATCAACGTGCTGCCGCGCACCAAGCACACGAAAGAGGCGAGCATCGCGTGTGTCGGCGCGGACGGCTCAGTTGCGTTGCGACACGTCGATGTGATCCTGAGCGACGATCTGGTCGTGGAGAAGAACAGCCGGACCGTGGGGAGGCGTGGCAAGCTCAAGACCTGGTACTATCAATCGTTGGATCCGTGCCTGGAGCCGCCCGATCCGGAAGTGTCGCACCGTGGCGAGCACCACCGGCTGGGCACACGATACCACTGGGATGATCTGTATGGGCACTTGATCGCGAACGAGCTGAGACACCACCATCGGATCTACCGGGGCCTGGACGAGAACGAGAACAGCCCTTGGCCAGAGAAGCACTCGCCCGAGTGGTTCAAGAAGAAGCGGAAGAGGATGGGGGCCATTATCTTCGGCGCTCAGATGCTCTGCGATACAGAGCTGATGAAGGGCGAGATCTTTCAGTACGACGACTGCCAGCAGATCGACGCTGACGAGGTGCCGAGCGGGCTCAAAGTGTTCATGGGAACCGACCTTGCGGTTGGCAAAAAGGTGAACGACCAATTTGCGAATGTCGTGATCGGCATAGACGACAAAGACAGCATTTACATCCTTGAGGCCTACGCAGCTCATCTGCGGTTCAAGCAGCAGAAGACGAAGTGGAAGGACACGTACAAGCGGTGCGATCCGATCCGCGCAGGGATCGAGTCGAACGGATACCAAGATGTATTGCGTGGGGACTTGAAGGACGATGACAAGGATCTTCGAGCGATTCCGATCCACACGAGCGTTGACAAGGTGACGCGCGCCCAGAAGCTGTCGGCCAAGTTCGAGGACAAGCGGATGTTCTTCGTGAGAGGCAGCCACGTGGCCGAGTTGATAGACCAGCTCGTGCTGTTCCCTGGAAACCGACTCGACGATCTGTTCGACGCGCTCGACATAGCGGTGCGGGCCAGTAGGAAGAAGAAACGGCGAGCGAGTCGCGAGAACGAACCGGGACTGAACTGGTAGGTGGCGAGATGGCGGCGACTCTGAGAGAGAAGAACGCGGGAAATGCGGGAGTAAACCAGCGCGCCAGCACGCAGCTCATGCGCGTTCGCGTGATCGATGTCGGTAAGAGAGAGACACCTTCGGTTGTGGAGTTGGTCCAGCAGGAAGACGTGGAGCCGGGCAAGCCGAAAGGGCTCCCGGAGGATCCGTGGGAGGCACTGACCATTGAAGGGCGGGTGATCGAGCCGCCCTTCGACATGCTGACTCTCGCCATGTTGCCCGAGCACAACACGGTGCTGACCCCGTGCATCGAGGCCATGGAGCAGAACATCGAGGGCTTCGGGCACCGGATGGTCTGTCGCGTGAAGACCGACGATAGGACGGACGACGAGCTGAAGGTTGCGATCAGGGCTGAGAAAGTTATGCTCGACAACTTCTTCGCCTACGCCAGCATCGACGAGAGTTTTCCGGCCATGCGCAAGAAGCTGCGCAAGGATCTGGAGACCACGGGCAACGGCTACCTCGAGGTGATCCGGAACGCGGCGGGCAGGGTCCAGGGCTTCACGCACATGCCGAGTTACCAGATCCGGCTTGCCAAGTCCGAGGACGACCCATTCAAGGTTGAGATCCCGGTTCTTGAGCTGCAGATCGACGACACGGTAAAGATCATGAGCATGCCGGTGTGGAAGCGGCACCGGCTGTTCGTGCAGAGTCGCGTCTTGCAACGTCGCAACCTCTCGTACCTCTCGGGCTACAAGATGCGTTGGTTCAAGGAGTTCGGCGACCCGCGCGTGTACGACTACGAGACCGGGGAGCTGGTCACCGACGATAAGCTGGCCGACTTCCCCGAGGAGCGGCGCGCCAACGAGATCGTCCACTTCAAGCTGTACTCCCCGCGCTCGCCCTACGGCCTACCGCGCTTCATCGGGAACCTGCTTTCGATCTACGGCGACCGTGCGGCCGGCGAGATCAACTATGTGACGATCCGCAACAACAACATGCCCAACATGGCCATCGTTATCAGCAATGGACAGCTCACCGAGGGGTCCGTCGATCGGGTTGCAGAGTACATTGAGAGCCAGGTCCAGGACAGCGACAACTACAGCAAGATCCTCCTGATCGAGGCCGAGAGCAAGTTCGAGGGCGAGGAGGGCGGGCAGGCGAAGGTGGACCTCAAGCCTCTACTGCGTGAACAGCACAGGGACGAGTTGTTCCAGAACTACAGCAGGAACAACCAGAACAACGTGAGGCGCTGCTTCAGGCTCCCGCCGATCATGACCGGCGACACTGAGACTTATACCCGCGCGACCGCGGAGACATCGCGTCGCCTCGCCGACGAGCAGGTGTTCGCGCCAGAGCGTGAGGAGTTCGACAACTGGGCGAACTTGCGCTTGTTCCCTGTCATGGGTGTGGTGCACCACAAGTACAAGAGCAACTCGCCGAACACGACTGACAACACGGAGCTCGTGAAGATCTTGGCCGGTGCGGAGAAGACGGGCGGTATGACGCCGAGGATCGCGCGGCTCATGCTCGAGGACGTGCTGAGCATTGAGCTGCCCGACTTCCCGCCGGACTTTGACCCGGACGTGCCGTTCAGCATGACCATGGCGGAGGCGGTCAAAAACTTAGGCGATGCGTCGGAGCCGGGCCAAACCGTGACCGCGCTTAAGAGCGAGCGGGTGCTGGAGATGATCGAGAAACTGACCGGGGCCGATCAGGTGTTCGGCAGCGACGATAGCGAGCAGGTGGAGCGGCTGCTGCGCATCCAGGAGCGGCTCGAAGAGAAGTGGCGTGAGGTCGCCGACACGCCGCACGAGCACGACATGAACGGCGAGGAGTGAGATGGGCCTGCCCGCGCTTGACATAGCCTTCGACCAACTGCACGCTGTCGACGCACTTGTTGCCAAGGCAGTGCGGCTGTCCGAGGTCGCGCGCATCGCCCGCAAGGAGACGGTGCTGCGCCAGTACCTGCTGACGAGCTGGGAGTGGGCGGCGCGCCAGGCGGCCTGGGCGGCAGGGCTGCGGACGAAGAAGAAGGGCGCGACTACCAAGCGCGTGGAGCGGCTGGTGCGCGAGATCATGGACCAGTGGGCCGAGGACGTGCTGCCGCGGCATCTGAAGACGGTCCGCGAGATGTACCGGCTCGCGCGGATCGCGGGCTGGAAGAAGGCGACAAAGCAGACCACGGCATCG